TGGGACGCCTGCGCGCCTACGGTAACGCCATCGTCCCGCAAGTCGCGGCCGAAATCGTGAGCGCGTACCTGGAGTGCCGCCCATGACCTCAAACTTTCAGCAGTATGGCCGCGCGCTCCTGGGCAACGGCTACCTCATCATTCCAATCAAGCCGGGCCACAAGCGGCCCGCGCTGGACAACTGGCAAACCTCGCGCCTCGGCGCCGCTGACCTGACCCGCTATCCCGGGCACGGCGTTGGCGTGCTGTGCGGGCAAGGCGCGCAGCCCATCGCCGCCATCGACGTGGATACCACGGACGAGGCCCTGGCGTCGCGCTTCGTGGCCTGGTGCCAGGACAACCTGGGCCTGACCTGCGAGCGCGTCGGCAATGCGCCCAAGATCCTGCTCGCCTACCGGGCCGAGTCCGAGGGTTGGGGCAAGGCCACCGGCGCCTGGTTCGAGGACTTGGGCGGCGCACGGCACCGCCTGGAAATCCTGGGTAAGGGGCAGCAGTTCGTGGCCTACCATATCCACCCGGACACCGGGCAGTCCTATGAGTGGGTCGACCTGTTCGGCGGCTTGGAAGCGATGCGCGCGGGCGACCTGCCGATCATCACCGAAGCCCAGGTCGAGGAAGCCCTGCAGGTGTTCGAGGTGATGGCCGAAGAGGAAGGCCTCGTGCGCGTGTCGGGCAGCAAGGCGAAGGCCGGCGGCCTGACCTCGGCGCCGATCGACGACCCGCTGATGGCCTTCGAGCCGCCGGTGGGTATCGACTTGAGCGAGGCGCGGCGCTTGGTGGCTTATGTCGATAACGAGGACTACGACACCTGGCTGAAAGTCGGCATGTCGCTGCACCATGAGTTCGGCGGCAGCATCGAGGCCCTGGACCTGTGGGACGAGTGGTCGAGTACGGCCGCCAGCTATGCAAGCCGTGAGGATCTGGAAAAGCGGTGGGATGGCTTCGGCCGGTCGAGCCGCAACCCGACGACGGCGCGCTGGCTGCTCAAGGTGGGCAATGCCAACAAGCGCGAGGCGGTGAAGGCCGAGAAGCGCGACGCGCTGGAGGATGCCAAGGGACTGATCGAGGCGTGCGCGGATTCGATCGAACTGGTGAATGAAATCGCCAAGAAGGCCGGCGCAGCAGCCGGCGACGACCTGGCGCTGCGCGCCGAACTGGCCGGCCTGATCCGTCAGCGGTTCAAGGATCTGACCGACACCAGCCTGCCGGTGGCTGACGTTCGCGCGGCGATGGCCGGCGGGCGCAAGGTGGTGGCCTTCAACAAGCAGCGCCGGCAAATGACCGAGTTCGGCAACGCCGAGCGCATGCTCGACCACTACGGCGACGGCCTCATGTACGTGCCTGAAATCGACGGCTGGTTCATGTGGACCGGCGTCTATTGGCGCCGGGCTGCTGGTGTTGAACTTGAGCACCTGGCCAAGGAAACCATCCGCGCGCTGCCGGATGAAGCCAAGACCATCGAGAGCGACGGCGAGCGGGCCGAGTTCTTCAAGTTCTGCGCCATCAGCCAGCGGGCCGTCATGGTGCGCAACATGGTGAGCCTGGCGCAGTCCGACCCGCGCGTGGTGGTCGGCGTCGAGGATCTGGACAAGCACACGCACCTCTTCGGGGTGGGCAACGGCGTGGTCGATCTGCGCACGGGCAAGCTGTTGCCGGCCGACCAGGCGTACCGCGTGACCACGATCACGTCGGTGGAATACGACCCGGCGGCCGCGTGCCCCTTGTTCGAGCAGACGGTGGCCGACGTGTTCTTCGGTGATGCCGACATGATCGGATTCTTCCAGCGCCTCGTGGGCTACTCGCTCCTGGGCAAGCCGGACGAGGACATCCTGGTCATCCCCCACGGTTCGGGGTCGAACGGCAAGAGCACCGTGTTCGGCGCCGTGCGCGCGACGCTGGGCGAGCACGCCAAGATGGCAAGCGCCGACACCTTCCTGAGTAGCGGCGCGGCCGGTGGCAATGCCGGGGCGGCCCGTGAGGACGTGCTGCGGCTGCGCGGTGCCCGGTTCGTTTATGTCAGCGAGCCGGACGAGGGCAGCGAGTTGCGCGAGGGCCTCATCAAGTCCATGACCGGGGGCGAGGCCATGCCGGCGCGCGGCCTGTATTCCAAGACCACGGTCGAGGTCGAGCCCACGTGGACGGCGTTCATGCCGACCAATCACCGGCCGATCGTGAAGGGCGACGACCATGCCATCTGGCGCCGCCTCATGCTGGTGCCATTCACGCGCAACTTCGACAAGGATCTGACCGTCGCCAAAGACCCGGACCGGGCGGCCAAGCTGCTGGCCGAGGCGCGCGGCATCCTGGCGTGGTGCGTGTGCGGTGCGCTGGCCTACCAGCAGAACGGCCTGCAGCCGCCGGCATCCGTCCGCAAGGCGCGCGAGGATTACAAGAGCGACATGGATCTGCTATCTGAATGGATCGAGGAATGTTGCGAAACAGGCGACAACATCGTTGATACCAACGAGAGGTTGTGGGCCAGTTGGGAAGCCTTCGCCAAGGCACGCGGCGAGTTGCGGTTTATCGCATCCGCCAAGAGTTTGGGGCGCCGGCTGGATAGCAGGGGCTTCACCGCGATTCGCAGTACAGCCGGAATGCGTGGCAGGGGCCGGCTAGGAATCCGGGTAAGACAGGTGGGCGATTTCAATTGAACGCGCAACTTTTTGCAAATTGCAATTTGCCGCGTGTTCGTTGCGTGCATTTTTCTGCAAGTTGCAATTTTCTGCGCGTTCATGGGCGGCAAGTTCGGTTTCTTGTGTCGTTTGGTGTCGTTTAGACCCCTTTTTTTAGGAAATCTCTCACGTGTACATGAGAAGAAGTTATGGAAAAAAGCATGAGAAACGACCAAACGACACAAAGGGGGCAGCGCATGCAGAAAACAGTGGCCATAAACGAGCGCGGTTTGCGCATTGGCGAAGACCATCAAAACGCCCGATATACGGACGGAGAAATCGAAATGGTGCTGGCCCTGCGCGACGAGGGCAAAAGCTATGGCGAGATATCCCGCCTGGCTGAAATGCCAAAGAGCACGGTGCGCGATGTCTGCAAAGGTCGGCGGCGTTGCCAGTGCGCTACCAAGTGGAAAACGGTGCGCGTACTGGAAGGGGAGTGATTGAGGATGCAAGCCATGAAAGTTACACCTGAAAAGAAGGCCGCATTTTGCGCAGCGCTTGCCACTTCCGGTGGCAATGTGTCCCGTGCTTGTGAAGCCATCGAAATAACCCGAATGACCGCCTACCGCTGGCGGCAGGAGGACCAGGACTTCGCCGCCTCGTGGGATGAAGCCAAGGCCATCGGCCTGGACGCCCTGGAGGACGAGGTCTTGCGCCGTGCCTATGAGGGCGTGGCCGAGCCTGTTTTCTACCAAGGCGACGAGTGCGGCACGATCCGCAAGTACAGCGACACCCTCGCTATTTTCCTGCTCAAGGGCGGGAAGCCTGAGAAGTACGCCGACCGCAGCAAGACCGAACTGTCCGGCTCGCTGGCCCTCAACCAGATGACCGACGACGAAATCCGCGCCGAACTCGCCGCGCTGGCTGTTGGTGGCGTACTGGGCGCAGCGGACGACGATGTCTCGGACCTTGTCTGATCGGGACCGCCTGGCGCGTGCCTTGCTGCTCGCCCGGGAACTGAAGCGCCGCCACCCCTGGTCACCACTCAAAGGGCCGCAGACGATGGCCTACAACTCCACGGCCGACATCATTGGCTATGGTGGCGCAGCCGGCGGCGGTAAAACCGACCTGGCCTGTGGCAAGGCCCTGACCCAGCACCAGAAGGTGCTCGTGTTGCGCCGAGAGGCCACGCAGCTTACCGGCATCATCGACCGATTTACCGAACTCATCGGCGGTCGCGACGGCTACAACGGCCAGGAAAGGATCTGGCGACTGCCCGGCAAACAGATCGAGTTCGGGTCGACGCCTAACCTCGACGACTGGAACAAGTACCAGGGCCGCCCCCACGACCTGCTGATCTTCGACGAGGCGGCCAACTTCCTCGAAAGCCAGGTGCGCGCACTGCTCGGCTGGTTGCGCTCGGTGGATCCGAAGCAGCGGTGCCAGGCGCTGCTGACCTTCAACCCGCCGACTACGGCCGAGGGCCGGTGGATCACCAAGTTCTTCGCACCCTGGCTGGACAAGAAGCACCCGAAGCCGGCCAAGCCCGGCGAGTTGCGGTGGTTCGCCATGATCGACGGCGAAGAGGTCGAGGTGGAAAGCGGCGAGCCCTTCCAGCACGGTGCCGACCTCATCAAGCCGATGAGCCGGACGTTCATACCTTCGCGCGTTTCCGATAACCCTTACCTGATGGGAACCGGCTACATGGCAACCTTGCAATCCCTGCCCGAGCCGCTGCGCTCGCAAATGCTCTACGGCGACTTCAACGCCGGCATCGAGGACGACCCCTGGCAAGTCATTCCGACCGCGTGGGTGGAAGCCGCCCAGGCCCGGTGGAAGCGTCCCGACCGCTTGGAACCCATGGACTCACTGGGCGTCGACGTGGCGCGCGGTGGCCGCGACAACACGATCATTGCCCGGCGCCACGCCATGTG